AGGCTAATTGGAATAAAAGAATACTTTGTAGTCCTTACTTTAATATGGAAAGTAATGACTTAGAGATTCACCAAAATAGATTTGGACGCTATATAGCAATAGTAGAAACTATAGGCGAAGAGATGAAACGACTAAGAATTAATCATAATAAAAAAAGAATAGATAAAATAATTAATATATTAACTAAAATACAACAATATGACATCTAATAGACTAAAGACTGTAGACATAAAAGGTAAATCTTATGTAACAGTAAACGAAAGAATTAAATACTTTAGAGAGAAATTTACAGGTTATTGCTTAACCTCAGAAATAACTCATATAAACGACAACGGAGTTATTATACGCTCTACTATAATTAATGATAAAGGGATAGAGGTAGCTAGTGGCTACGCTCACGAAAAACAAAACTCTAGTTTTATTAATAAGACTTCATTTATAGAAAACTGTGAGACTAGTAGCTGGGGTCGATGCTTAGCCAATTTTGGTATAGGAGTAGATTCTAACGTAGCTAGTGCAGATGAGGTCGCTAACGCAATTAAAAACCAATAATTATGAAAGACAACAAAGCAAACACTAAAGAAAATAACGACTTTATAGAAGAGTTATTTAATAAAATAGACACTGATAAACTATACAACAAAATAAAAGATAATGAAACAATTTAAAATAAGGTGTTCTGCTATTGGTCAGATTATGCCTAACCCTAGAAGTAAAAAAGAATACTTATCTAAGACCACTGCTAGCTATTGCGAAGAGTGGCTAAAAGAACAAATCTACGGACGTAAAAAAGAATTTACTAGTAAGTACACTAATAAAGGAAATATAGTAGAGCAAAGTAGCTTAGACTTTGTAGCTAGTGAGTTAGGTTATGGAAGTTTAGCTAAGAATGAAGAGTCTTTTGAAAATGACTTTTTAACTGGCACACCTGACGCTATACTAAAGGATCATATAATAGACGTAAAAAATAGCTGGGACTGTTTTACATTTCCTCTATTCTTTAATAACGTACCTAACAAATCTTATTACTGGCAGGCTCAAGGCTACTTAGCCTTAACTGGATTAGATTCTTATAAGTTAATTTATACGCTTATGGACACTCCAGACGAACTAATAGAGAAAGAGTATTTTAATAGTAATTTAGACTATAATACATTTGCTAAACAGTATAAGTATTCCAGTATTGACCCAAAGTATAGAATTAAGGTATTTGAAATAGAGAGAAACGACACTGACATAGACCTAATTTATACTAGAGTAGTAGAATGTAGAGAATATTTAATAAAAATAAACCAATAAAAACAACAAAATGAAAAATACAACAATTGACAACGAATTAAAAAGAGGGGTTTTTAAGCCTTACTATTTAATTAGTGATTTAAAACCAGCTAAAGTAAATAGAGACTTATATAACTCACACGCTGAGAACTTTAAACATAAATTAAAAGCTAACGACTGGCTATCACCTGTTATAATTTCAAATAAAGGAGATGTAATAGAGGGACATCATAGAATAGAATCTGCTAAGCTACTAGGACAATCAACAGTTCCAGCTTATATAGTTAGTTGGGTTAATACTAATATAGAGAAAGACCACTTAAACTGTATAATAAGCCTTAATAATGGTAATAAAGCCTGGTCAACTTTAGACTATCTCAAAGCATTTGCTAGAGAAAACGAAGACTATAAAATAGTTTATAATTCATATAAAGCTAATTCTAATAATATTTCTGTAGGTAATATAGTAAATTCCTATTTTGGATGTGCTAATAAAATATTTAAAAAAGGTAAATCTAAAATAATAAATAAATTATTCGCTGACTATTTAGTAAGTAAATTTTCTTACTTAAATAAAGAATACGGAAAAAATATAATAGCTGCTTATTGTGTTAGGGAGTTAATCAAAGTAGCATATACTAAAGCAAAACAAGATAAAAAAACAGTCGATTTTTTATTTAAAAAATATGAGGAAATGGCTAAAAGTAATCACCCATCTATAACCTCTATAACTAAATTTAAACCAATTATGGAATTATACTTAAATGAGTATAATATGATAATAACAAATAAATAAATAAAAATGGAAAAACAAAAAACAGTTTACTGCGGTGGCGGTAATAAAAGAAGTGATAACTGGTTAACGGTGACAGTCCACTTAGATAAAGCAAAAGAACATATTTTTGATTATAAAGGAAATAAGTATCTTAAGCTAAATATAAACGTAAAGGACCAGGCGGACCAATACGGAAAGGATGTAAGTCTAAGTGTAAATACTTACCAGCCAGAAAAGGAGCAAACACAACAGAAAGCAGCTCCAGTAGAGGAGTCTGATGACTTACCCTTTTAACTTAGATTATGTCTCGAAAACATTTAAAAAGTTTAGGGTTGAATTCTACAGTTATACAAAATATGTTAATGGACGGTTTATCACTACCAGAAATAGCGAAAAAATATAACATAGATTATGGAAGTCTAGTAGTTTTTTTTAAAATAGAAAAGAAAAATTATAAGTATTTCGACTATAAACAAAAAGAGCAAACTAAAAAACTAGAGGCGGTTCACGCTGCCTCTTTTGTTTTTGATAGGGTTTACACTTTAGACACTCTTAACAATAACGAAATGGAAGCCTATCTACAATATAATAATAAACATAAATTTTATTATGAAAGATGAAATTATAATGAATGAGGAGCAAAAGGTTATTTTATCTATAGAGTATTTTAACAAAAAGTATAGTCTAAACTTAACTAAGACAGCTAATCAATTTACTATGTGGGACTGTCAAAGTGATAAATTAATAATAGAATTTAAATTTAGAAATGACTACTACACTAATAAATATATTCAAATAGATAAATTTTTGTCTTTAATTATGGCTGCGGAGTATCATAAAAAAACCCCTTACTATTGTGTTAAGGACTCTAAAGGCTATCATTTTTACAACCTAGAACAACAAAAAACAACGCTTTTAAATTCTAATATAATTACTAAAAAAGTATCTTATCAAACAGACTTTAATAAAAAAAGCAAAATTAATAAATACTTTTATATACTTAAACCAACACAACAAACACAACTAAATGAGCGAGGAACTACCATATTTTAAATTTTTCCCTAGTCAGTGGATAGGGGGAGAGATTAACTACTTATCTAAAGAAGACAAAGGAGCTTTTATAGATGCGGTCTGCCACTACTGGAATAAAGACTGTAAAATGACTTACACTAAACTAGCTAGACGAATAGGACAAAAGTCACTAGATACCTTACTAGAAGAGGAGCTAATTCAAAAAAAGGGCAACCAAATTAATATTAAATTTTTAGATAAACAATACAACGAACGAAAAGAACAGTATATAAAAAGAGTCGAAGCTGCTAAGAAATCTAAAAAGAAAGCTGGATTCTCTGACCCTATGCACAAAAATGACAAAGAAATAAGAACCTTATTAAAAAAGCTAGATGGGAATACTTAAAGAAGGTTATGGTCTAGACTATGTCATAGATTATAAAGACGGTAAAATAAAAAAGGGCTTAGGTATTAATTGTGTTTTAGACGAGTATTTAAGATTTAAGACTGGTCAAATGGTCCTATGTAGTGGCTTTCCTAATGTAGGTAAAACTTATTTTTTAATGTGGTATTTACTATGTCATTCTTTAATTAATAATAAACGCTGGGTTATTTGGTCTGGTGAGAATACAGCCGAACAGTTAAAGATTAGTTTAATTCAAATGATAAGTAAAAACAATTTAGAGAAACTAACTAACAATAATATTAAGACTTTAATAGATAAAATAGACCATTACTTTAAATTTGTAGACAATTCAAAACTATACAACGCTAACGAGCTTTTAAATATTTTTAGTAAATTGAAAGTCGATGGTTGCTTAATTGACCCTTACACTGGTTTAAATTTAGATAGGGCTGGTAAAATGTCACAGTTTGATAGAAATTATCAATTTTGTAATGACATTAGAGAGTTTTGTAATAAGACTAAAAAGACAGTTTATATAAATACTCACCCTATTAGTGAAGCTGCTAGAAGAGTATATAAGCCAGGACACGCTCTAGAGGGCTATATTATGCCGCCTAAAAGTTCTGACGTTGAGGGAGGTATGAGCTGGGTCAATAGGACGGATGACTTTATGACAATACATAGAATGACAAATCACCCTAGTATGTGGTCAATGACAGAAATACATATTCAAAAAGTAAAAAACTTAATGACTGGAGGAAAGATTAGCCAATTAGACAGCCCTCTTAGATTTGATTTTAATTTTGGTACTTATACAATTGGCGGTATAAATCCACTAAAAGACATACAACTATGAACGAACTAGACGTAATACTTAGAAAAAATAAGCTTGATATAATGATCATAAAAGCTAGCCACCAATTAGAAAAGAAAAAAGATAAGGTTAAACAGGAGGGGCTAGAAACCCTAATGAATATACTAGAACTAATACACGAACTACAAGACGAAGTAAGACAGCAAAGAAAACAAATAGCTACACTAAAATATGAGAACGCTGTAGCCTATAAAGAAAATGCTATATTAAAGACTGACTTTGATAAGTATAAATTTAACTTAAAGAAAGCTGAATTAGACTCACCTAACTTAAAAGATAATGAATAAAATATATAACTTAATACTACTTAGTCACATATTATGCTTTATAGCTGGATGCTGCTTTGTTCTATTATCTAAGCAAATAAAAGAAGACATTAAAAAAAATAAAGAATTATGAAAAAAAGAACGCTTAACGAACTACGGCAAACTAAAGACTCTGTATATAATAACCCAGACAGCCCTATAGAAAACAGTATTAACTACTTATGTACTATATATCCTAACGATAGCGAGCTAGGAAAAGTAATAAGAAAACACTTTCAAAAATGAAAATACTAAATTTATACGCCTGTTTAGGTGGTAACCGCTACAAATGGAATGAAGTTAAAAACGATATAGAAGTGACAGCCGTAGAGTTAGATCCAGAGTGTGCTAGACTATATAAAGAGCGATTTCCTAATGACACTGTAATAGTAGCTGACGCTCACCAATACTTATTAGACCACTATAAAGAGTTTGATTTTATTTGGGCTTCGCCGCCTTGTCCTACTCATAGTAGGTTAGTGACTTCATTAAAAAGTAGAACCAAAATGAAGTATCCAGATATGAAATTATACCAGGAAATTATATTTTTAGATAATTTTTTTAAAGGTAAATATGTAGTTGAGAACGTTATTCCGTTTTACCCTCCTTTAATACCAGCTAAAAAAAGAGGTAGGCACTTATATTGGACTAATTTTAATTTACCTAACAAAATTAACGAAAGACATAACCCAGACTTTACTAGAGTAAAAAATCATATTGAAGTTATGAGTAAATTTCACGACTATGATTTTAATAAATACAAAGGAGAGCAAAGGAGAAAAAAAATAGCTAATAATTTAGTAGACTATGAAGCTGGTAAAACTATTTTTGAAGTAGCAATAGGAATTATTAAAAAACAAAATGTAAACCAAAAAAGTATATTTGATGAACAGTAACCAAAAAGGAAAACGTTTTGAGAGGGACGTAGCAAAGCAATTAAATAATAAGTTTAATACTAATGTAAGACGTACTCCAATGAGTGGGGGAATGAGTATTAAAGGAGATATTATAGACATTAATCCAGACTCTGTACTATTTGACTATCACTGGGAATGTAAAAACCAGGAAAAGTTAAACATTTGGAAAGCACTAGCTCAGGCTAGAGCAGATAAGCCACTAGGTAAGACTCCAGTAGTAGTGTTTACTAAGAACTTTGAGAAAGACTACGCCTGCTTAGAATTTGAGGACTTTATGAATTTACTTAAAACAATAGAACAACTGCAAAATGAAATCGACACTAAATAGAATAGCTGACCTAATAGAAGAGTATAACTCTACAGATATATTTGACGGTAATAAATTAAACCAGCAACTAAAAGAACTAACTAGTAGACTATATCACATAGAAACTATGAGAACTAAAGCACACGAAGACTATGAGAAAGTTATTCATACTAAAGTAGCTGAAGGGTTTTCTGTAGCTAGAGCCACTAACGAGGCTAAGGTAGAAGTCCCTGAGATGTACCAACTAAGAAGATTATTAGAGTCTGGCTATAGAGTAGTAGACGCTATGAGAACTAATATAAGTTTTTTAAAGTCAGAAATGTATAACGTAACTAAAGAATATTAATGAATATTACTAACGAAGATAATATGGAGCTAATGGCAAGGTATGAAGATAACTACTTTGACTTAGCAATAGTAGACCCTCCTTATGGAATTGATATTGCTAAATGGGATGAAATAGATATGAAACCAAACAAAGAATACTTTAAAGAATTATTTAGAGTTAGTAAAAATCAAATTATTTGGGGAGCTAATTACTTTCATTTACCTCATTCTCAAAGTTGGATATGTTGGCACAAATTAGACGGATTAGGCAAAGGATTAGGCACTACATCAGAATTTGAATTAGCTTGGACTTCTCACAATAATAAGGCAAGATATTTTCCTTACACTTATTGTGGCAATATTGAAGGTTTAAATAAACCTAAGCCAAACTATAAAGCACAAAAAAGAATACACCCAACACAAAAACCAGTAAAACTTTATGAATGGCTTTTAATGAATTACGCTAAAGAGGGAGATAAAATACTCGATACACATTTAGGTAGTGGGTCAATAGCTTTAGCTTGTCATAACTTAGGATATGACTTAACTGCTTGTGAATTAGATAAAGATTACTACAAAGCAGCTATAAAAAGAATTGAGCAACACAAACAACAAATAAGAATGTTTTGAATAATAAACTAATTAAGAAAATAGAGAACTTTATTTTGTATATAGGTAGAGAGTATAAGGTAGTCGAATTAGAAGACTTTAAACAGGATATTTTTATACTACTACTAAACAAAGGTGAGAACTTTATTATACAATTAGACAGCGAAAACTCAATTAAGAAATACGTTTATAAATTATGTATATTTCAGATAATAAGTGAAAGAGGACATTATAGAACTAAATACTATATCCCTAGTCACTTTAGCAGCTTAGAAGACATAGAAACTTATTCAAATAGTTGTTTTAAAGATGAGGTTTTAAATGATCTTATTAACTCTTTAGATGGCTTAGATAAGATTATGTTAGAACATTTATTACTTTGCTCTGGCAATAAGCAGTGCCTAGCTAAAAAAACTAACATTCATCAAAACACAATTCAATATAAATTTAAAGAATTAGCAAATAAAATAAAATTAAACTGGTCACTAAATGAATTCTATACTTAACACCTTAATAATAATATCACTAGCCACTACCTGGGTAGATTACGCTAGACCAATATTAAATAAATTAGACTATAAACCCTTTAACTGTAGCTTTTGTCTTAGCTTTTGGATTAGTTTAATAACTTTTTTTATAACTTTAGACCCTTTAATATTGACAACTCCGTTAATTTTACGTATTATAGAAAGACGATTATTATGACAATAGAGCAAGTAATAAAAGAATATGACAAAGTAAAAGCGTTTCCTAGTAGGGTAGATATATCTTTTCTTAGAAATAATTTTGATCCTATAATAAAAGAAAACTTTCCAGACGTTAGGATTAGTTGGGCCTGCAATAGTTGTGTTAAAAACCAAATGAGTCTACTATTAAGCTGGTTAACTACTAAAGAAACTAAAGAAGCTGAAGCTGTTAAAAAGAAAAGGAATGTCAAAAAAAAGAGAACACCCAAAAGAAAAAGTTAGCTATGGCTACTTTATAGATGAGGACGGACTCTTCTATTATAGTGAAATAGACGGAGAGGTCTATCAGTGTTTTGATATAAACGGAGTAGCCTCAGCGACTTATGAATTTGGAATAGATTACAATGTATTAGAATTAGCTTATATTTATGAGAATGATAGACCCAATGATGACGAAATTTATTAATGAGACAATGAAAAGAAGACTAACATATAACGGAAAGAGAGTTTATATTAAATCTTTAGACACTAAAAAAGCTATAGTCAGCTATACTAAGGAGGGTAACTATAAACAATTTAAAGTTAATATTAAGGACCTAGTAGACTTTAAATGAAACTAACACCTAAAGAAATAAAAGAACAAAAAGCCTTATATGGTAGTGAGGCGGTGAACTACTTTGTTCGCTTTATGGATATGAAAAAAAGACTTAAAACACTACCCGAGTATTTTATTAAAGAAGTGATTAAGAACAGTGACGATATACGATCTAATAACAATACTGGAGGAGGAAGTAGTAGAGCATACAAAAGGAAACTTCAAAACATCCTTTCAAATAGAGCAATTAAAATTGATAGCAGAAAGGGAAGTGATTCCAAACTGGGTGAGGGAACTAATAAAGAAGTATGACAAAAAAGCTAACACCTAAACAGAGAAAATTTGCTGAGGAGTATATTAATACTGGTAACGCTTCGGAGGCTTATAGGAGGGCTTATGATGTTTTAGAAACTACTAGTAATGATGTTATAAAAGTAAAGGCTAGTGAACTTCTTAAAAATGGTAACATAGCGGTAACGGTCAATGAGTTACAAAAAAAAGAAGCTGAGTCTTTCCAAATAACTAGAAAGGAAGTAGCAGAGGGTTATTTTAAAATGATTAAATCTTGGGAGTATCTAATGGACCTAGCAGCAAAAGAAAACCTAACTAAAGATCAGAAAGCTAAATTTTATTTGTTAAAAGAAATGGTCAAAGGAAGTGACTATAGAGGAGCTTATGATTCTATAGCTAAGATGTTTGGTTTAAACGCTCCAGACAAACAGGAAATAGAGTCTACAGTCCATAATATCAATATTAATATAAAGCGTGGAAGCGACTGAAATCTTCGAGCGTAACTACGATTCTAAGGCTAAGATAGTAATCAATAGAGGAGGTACTAGGAGCAGTAAGACCTGGAGTCTTAACCAGCTTTGTGCTTTGTGGTTAATTAGTGGTAATTATGGTGATGGTAACTATATTAGTGAGGGCGTTTGGACTACTGTAAGAAAGTATAGAACTAATTTAGATGGTACTGTTATAAGAGACTTTGAGGACATTCTAAAAGCAGAGGGCTGGTATAGTGGGGTAGATCACAACAAAACTAAAAAGCAATACAGATACGGAAAGAGACTAGTAGAGTTTATAGGTGCTGACGATGAGCAGAAACTTAGAGGAGCTAAAAGAAATATATTATACTGTAATGAGGCTAACGAATTAGAATACAAACAGGAGTTTTTCCAGTTACTAATGAGAACTGAGAATAAGATATTCTTAGACTTTAATCCAGACGATGAGCAGATATGGATTAACCAGGAGCTAGAAATAAAGCGTTCTAACGAGGTCGGAGACGTAGAGGTAATAGTAAGCAACTATAAAAATAATTCTTTTCTACCTAAGTCATTAATTAAAGAAATAGAATACCTACAGCAAACAGATAAAGAGTTTTGGAAGATATATGGATTAGGAGAGTATGGTAATATTAGCGGTCTAGTCTATGAGAATGTTAAGTATATCGATACTATGCCAGACTGTAAGCTAGTATCTTATGGGTTAGACTTTGGATATAGTATAGACCCCTCAGCTTGTGTAGCTGTATACAGAAAGGATGACGAGCTATATTTAAAAGAGATTATCTACGAAAGAGAATTAACTAACCAGGACCTAGCAGAAAGACTAAGACCTATTATAGGTAGAGATGAGGTTATTTGTGATAGTGCAGAGCCTAAAAGTATTGAGGAGATATATAGACTAGGATTAAACGCAAAGCCAGCAACTAAGGGTAGAGACAGTATATTAAACGGAATAGACATTCTTAAACGTTTTAAAATAAACGTAGTAAATAGTAGCAACCTTAGAAAAGAGTTTAGAATGTATAAATGGGCTACTGACAAAAACGGAAATAGTCTTCAGAAACCAATAGGAGCAGATCACTTATTAGACGCTTTGAGATACGTTGCTTTGATACATTTAAAACAAAATAATAAAGGATGGTATTCAATTAGATAATTTAGTATATTTACAAAGTATTTTTTTAGTCAAAAAATCACATCAAATAAAATGGGTAGAGGAGGTAGTCGGCAAAAGAGCGTTGCTTCCTCTTTTTTTTTACAGAGGAAAATAGACCAAATGCTGAGCAAATGGTAAGCAAATGCTGAGCAAATGGGGTTATATAAGATAAGAAAAGATAAGATATATATCTTTTCGTTATATTTTAACTTAAAAACTAGCATAATTAAAATAAGAACCTTTAAGCAACTTAAAAACCTCATCCTATACAAATACACTAGAAAAGTATTTAAGTGTCTTAAAACTAATCTAAATAGTGTTTATGGACTTATTGAGTTGTTTTATTTAGTTAGTGTTTAATTAATTACTATTTAAGTGAAATAAATTTTAGTGACTTTTGTTATAATTAAATAATTTGTTATATATAGAAATATGGAAATCACAATCCCGACAAAGTGGGAAGACATAACGATAGGTAAATACATAAACCTAAGACCAGTACTAAACTCTGAACTAAGTCCAATAGAAAGAGTAGTAAACATACTAGCAGTATTAACTGGCCAGAAAAAAGAGGTAATTAAAAATATTAGTCTAGACCAGTATAAGACTATTAAAGAAAAAATGTCATTCCTAGAAACTGAACTTCCTAAACAACTAAAAGACAGGAAATTTAAAATAGGAGGTAAATGGTATAAGTTTGAAGTCAAAGCACAAAACTTAATTTTTGGGGAATATATAAACACTATGGAGATTCTACAAAGTGCTAAGGATGACCAGGAGGCTATATTTAATAACCTTCATAGAATACTAACTACTATTTGTAGACCAATAGAAAAGAAGTTCCTTAGATGGAAGGATATTAAGGTAGACGGTGAACTATTAAGAGAGACCCAGGAAAACTTTTTTAACAATATGCCAATGACAATAGCTTATCCGATAGGTGTTTTTTTTTACACTCACTCGGAGAGCTTAACGGAAACTATAAAAATCTGTTTGATGGAGGAAGCTCAGAGACTGAAGAGGGAAGCGGAGACAGAGATAGCTTCAATAAAAGATGGGGATGGTGGCAAACACTAGACAACCTGACAAATAGTAGAATTGACAAATGGGATATAGTACTAGACTGGAATATTATTAAGGCTTTAAATATAGTAGCCTATTATAGTGATAAACAAAAAATGCAGATGCAAATACAAAAGGATCATATGCAAAAAATAAAAAGAAGGTGAGTGATCAATTAGATATATTTGGCTTTGATGTTAACCAACTAGAAGAGGTTAAAATAGATAACCCTAGTACACTAGCTGAGGTGTTTAATAATATTGCTGCGGATATGGTTTTCTGTTTAAAGCAGTCAGTCCAAAAAGAGAAGCTGACTTATAAAGGTGGGTTATTAGAATCTATTAAAATGCCAGTTAAAATGTTTGGTTTTAGAATGGTGGCTACTTTGTTTTTAGCTGACTACTACGACTATCTTAATAAAGGTGTTAAAGGTATTGGAGGCACTAGAAAAACTGAGAACGGTAAATATATTACAGGACCTATGAAAGCCTGGGAGATTAAAGCTCCAGAAAGTCCTTATCAATTTAAGAAAGGTCCTAGCGTTAGTCACATTAGACAGTGGGCTAAAAGTAAGGGCTTAAATGAATACGCTGTTAGAACGTCAATAGCCCACAAAGGAATTAGACCTAGATACTTTTTTGACAATTGTATGAAAGAGACTTTTTATGGTGAGACATTTAACAGATTTAAAACAGACATAAGAGTAGTGTCTGGAGAGAGAATAGCAAAAGGATTAAAAGAAATATTAGAATAAAATGGCTTTACATATTAAACACTATCCAGAAGACTATAGGACTGTATATAATCCTATTGAGACTGTATTATTTGAAACTAACACAACCCCTAGAGGTTATACTGGTTTTGCTTACTTAATTGACGTTTATAGGGGAAGTGCAGCCGCAGCTAATTTAATAGGTCGTTTAAAAGTGCCACCTACTACAGATGGTTATGGTAGATTTGATTTGTCTGGTATAATGGAAAGTTATTTATCTAGTAGTTTAGGAACATTAAACGGTTCTAATATTAATGAATATACTGTAGCTTCTAATAATTATGAGTCTTTTGTAATGAAATACGGCTGGCTACATTATAATGGTGGCACTGTGACTATTGATATGGACCAGACAGTTACGCTTCCAGACTCATCTACAGACTCATCCACTAGCTTAATAACTTTAAATGGTAGCCTACCAAACTATAGAAGAGATATAGTCAATTTTTATGACTGGCAAACTACCAACTATTATTCTAAATATATACCAGCTTATCTACCTTTAATTGAACTTTTTAATACTAAGAAATTTTTAACTAATTCACCTAACTATTTAGGGACTTATGACTCTACTTATAAACCTACTAGCTTTAGTGATAAAAACCAAAAGGTAAGATTAAGCGATGAGGGTTATATATATTGCTTAGCTAGTACTGACATTAAATATGTTAATTATGTTATAAAAGACGGCTCTAGTATTTCTGTTAAAAGATTTTCTGTAGGTAGTATAGTTTCATCAATAAAAGAAATACAAATCCCTTCAGCTCCAGCTACTATTAACGCTATTGACCCTAGTAATCTTCAGAGTGGCTCACAACCTATAATAACTAGTACTACTACAGACTACTCTATTTACTTAAGTAAAACTAGTCTCACTGAATATATGACTGAATACTTTAGTTTTAAGTTAGATACTGACTGTAGATATGAAACTAGAAGACTAGAATTTTTAAATAGTTTAGGGGGTTTTGATTATTATAATTTTACTAAGGTGTCTAGACATAGTGAAGATATAGAAAGAAAATTTTTAAAAGCTAATCCTAGTGACTTAAACACCTCTTCAGGTGCTATAGAATATTCTATTAGTAATAGGGAAAAGATACAATACTATACTAAGTCTAGTAGTAAGATGAAACTTAACTCAGATTGGGTAGACGCTAAAACCTTTAACTGGCTCTTAGAACTTATAGAAAGTCCAGAGGTTTATTTATTAGATGACTATACAACACCTACAGGAACTACTGAAGTAAGACGAATTCCAATAAAAAACATAGAGGGCAACTGGGAAGAGAAAATTAGCAGTACAGATAATATATTTAATTTAAGTATAGACTTAGAGTTTAGTATGGATAACTATAGACAAAGATTTTAATTATGGAAAACAAAGAAACTGAATTTGAGAAAATGTTAAGGGAATTGGAAAAAATGCCAGTACCTGAGAGAACCTGTAGTATAGATGACGAAAACTGTGAAAGCTGTAGCGGATAATGGTAAAAGAAGAGTTATATATAAATGGTGAAAGCGTAGAGTTATTAGGGTCTTTAAATCCTAACTTAACTTTTAATATTGCAGACATTGCAAAGCCAGACACTAGAAAAGCGGATCACTCTAAGACTATTGAACTACCAGCTAGTAAAAAGATTAATAAAATATTCGAACATATTTTTGATTTAAATACTGACTTACAGAGTTTTAATCCTAACCTTAAGACAGACGTAGTTTATTTAGTCAATGGAGAGATACAAATAGACGGATATTTACAGTTAAAGTCTATTAAAAACAAAGACGGAGAGATTATTTATAATTGTATAATAATAGGTAGGATAGGGAATTTTATAGCTGAGTTACAAAATAACGAATTAACAGACTTAGACTTAAGTTCTTTAGACCATACTTACACTAAGGCTAACCAGTCAGCTACTTGGAATTATCCTTTAACTACAGACTATGTCTACCCTATGATAAACTATAATGTTAATTATGGGACTCTAAGCGACATTACTGAATTATGGAGAGTCACTGACTTATATCCAGCTGTTAAGGCTAAGAAGTATATAGACGCTATTTTTAGTAGTGTAGACTATAGTTATACTAGTACTTTCTTAACTAGTGATTTTTTCAATACCTTAATAATTCCTTTTAGTGCTAAAGAGTTCAACCTAGATGAGACAGCTATTAATAATAGAATTATAGAAGCTAATACTCCAGTAATTGCAGGCACTAATAATGATTATGTAAATCCAGTACTATATACAGATGAGTATAGTCTAGATAGTAATTTTTTAACTTTTAGTAATGAGGTCAGGGACGCTGGTAATATATATGATAATTCAACAGGTGTTCTAGAAGTGCAAGCTGGCAAAGCTGGTTTTTATAACTTAAGCACTATGGTAAAAATACAAGGTGAATTTACAGCCCCATCTTCAGCTCCAGCTGGAGGAGGTGACTGGGAACTTTCCGCTTATGTTCACGGTAATATACAATTTAGATTATTGAACCCTAACGGCTCTTTAAAATTTAATATTGATTCTGTACCTTTTGGAGTAACTAAAGAAGGAGCAACTGTAGCAGCTGGAGGAACTATAATAACAGATTTAAACCCCACAACTCCAGGAGATAATCACATTTACGCTTTAGTTAGGGGTTATGACCCTACTTATTGGATATGGAATGGGTCAATACATAATACTAATTCTATTTGTAATGAGTTTAGATTAAATGTAAACGATGTATATTTAAGTGAGGGGGAAAAATTAAAGGTAGTTTTAAATTATGCTGTAAGAAGGAATAACGAAAACTTAACTAATCAGGGTGAATGGTTTGACTCAGCTGGTAATTACACTAGTGGAGGTCCTTATAAATTAAATATGCTTACAGGATATTTAAAGACTGAGTGTGTTAATAGAGAAATAACAGAGGGGTCTAATATCCCTATAAATTCTACTATACCTAGAAAAATAAAGCAAAAAGATTTTATAATGTCTCTAGTTAAGATGTTTAATCTATATATGCAGCCAGACCCTAACAACGAGAGAAATTTAATAATAGAACCTAGAGACGACTTTTATAGTAATGATATAGTAGACTGGTCTAATAAGTTAGATATATCAAAAGATATAGAGTCTAAGCCTATGGGAGCTTTAAACTTTAAAGAATATCTATATACTTATAAGCAAGATAAGGACTACTATAATAAACAATATTTCGACACTTGGGAGGAGATATATGGACAGGATGACTTCACACTAGTTAATCAATTTGTTAACGGTCAGCATAAGACAGAGGTTATATTTTCACCTACTCCCTCGGTGGGGCAATACTGGTATGATAGAGTACTCCCTACTATAATAAAATTTGATGACAATAACGGAGTTCAAAAAACAGAAAGTAATATTAGGATTCTACAGTGGGGAGGTATGAAGGCAACTGGTCAACAGTGGTCTCATATAGACGGAGCTGGCAACTCTACTAATTACTCTACTTATCCTTATTCTGGAATGTATGATGACCCTTATAGCCCTACTACTCTTCTAGACTTTGGGTTAAGTAATGAGGTCTACTATTCTAATGTATTTGATAAGGTTATAACATTCTCTAATAATACTTTATTTAATAAATACTATTCTAAATTTTTACAGGAGATCACAGATAATAATAGTAAAATAGTATCTGCTTATTTCTATTTAAGCCCTTCAGATATTAAACAGCTGTCATTTAGTAAACAATATTATTTTGAAAACCAATATTTTAGATTAAATAAAATAGAGAATTATAACCCTAGTAACCCTATCACTAAATGTGAGTTTTTAAAGATTAAACTTACTGACGTTTTCGTCCCTACTACTGGAGTCTCTCACGGAGGACCAAAAGATATAGGAGGTAATTCTATACCTAGATTTTCAATAGGTCAAAGTAGTTTAAGAAATGGTAATGTAGTAAACAACTTAAACCAGAAAGCTATAGGGTCTAACAATTATATAAGCTCAAATGCTAGAGGGGTTAATATTATTGGAGACAGTAATAAGATTTTTTCTAATACTAAAAACATTCAAATAAGCGGAAATAATAACACTGTAGAGTCTGGACTAGAAAACGTACAGTTAATTAATACTAGTAATCAAACAGTAACCAACTCAGATACTACCTATGTAAATGGTACTATTACAGGACCTGGAGCTAGTCAGACAATAACTGCAAACACTGTAGCTAGTGAAAACGTACAAATATATTTTTGTGACTCTTCAGCTGCTAGTTTTTATGTAGAGTTTAGGGGTACTAATTTAGTAACTGGTAAGACATTTACTTTTAAGAAAGTTAACTCTGCTAACCAGGTCACTATAGACGCTACTTATAGTAATCATACTATAGACGGTCAAGGGACTTACGTCTTAAACTCACACTATAAATATGTGACTATTCAATTTGACGGACAAAACTTTTTAATAACATCAAATAATTAAAACAAATGGCTGAGAAAATAGCTTTAGAATTAGACATTAACGCAAAAGGAGCTACTACTTCTTTAGGTCAATTAGAACAGGAAGCCGAAAGACTAAACGAAGAGTTAAGGAAAGTTCCTTTAGGATCACAGGCTTTTAAAGAGTTAAAAAATGAGTTAGTAGGTGTTAGCAAAGAAATTAAGAACACCGAGTTATCTATGGAGGCTTTAGATAATGAACAGGTCGCTAGTGAGTTAGGTAGTGTAGCTGGAGCTGTTGGGGATGTTTCAGCGGCTTTCATTTTACTAGGTGGCTCTGGAGGTCCTATAGAAGAGACAGTCCAAAACATAGAAAAGGCTATAGGTGTCTCTATGGCTTTTAAAGGTGCTATAGAAGGTACTCAGTCAGCTATGAAGTTATTTAACAACGTAGTTAAGAATTCTACTACTTTCCAAAAAGCTAATAACGCTACTACTGTAATAGCTAGTGGAGTGATGAAATTATTTACAGGCTCAGTAAATACTACCTCAACAGCTTTTAAGGGATTAAAAACAGCAATAGCTGCGACTGGTATAGGTTTGCTAGTAGTGGGTCTAGCTGCTTTAATAGCTAACTTTGATAAGTTAAAAGCTGCTATGTCTGGAGTGTCTAAGGCTTCAGATGACTTAGTTTTATCTACAAAAGAAACTAATAAACTAAATGAGAAAAACTTAGAGACCTTAAACAACCAAACTAATATACTAAAAGCTCAAGGATTTACAGAAAGACAAATCCTTAAAATGAAGTTAGACGGTCAAAAGAAAATAGTAGATGGTCTTATAGCTGAAATAGAAGCACAAAAAATAGTTAATGAGGAGAAAGTACAAGGGTCTATAAGAAATCAAAACATACTTAAAAAGACTGTAGAGTTTCTATTAATAGTACCTAGAACACTTTTAAAATTAAATGAGTTTGCAGCTGAGAGCTTTCTAAAATTAATTAACAAAGTAACTCAAAGTTCAGTAGGAAAAAAACTATTCGGATTCGAACCTATTAATGTAGACTTAGGCTTAACTGAAAGAGCGGACGAATTACTAGACAGAGCTACTAGGTTTATTTTTGACCCAGAGGCTACAGAGTTAGAAGGTCAAAAAGAAATAGAAATACTAGAGGAAAACCTACTAAAACAAAGAGACGCTTTAGCTGGTTTTGAATTAGGGATACTAGATTTAAATAAGAAAGCCGCTGAGACTAAGAAAGCCGCTGACAATAAAGCACAAACTGAAGCCGATAAAAGAGCAGCTGACGCTAGAGCTAAAAGACTAGAAGAGCAAGCAATAGAAGCTCAAGACTTAGCAGACTTTTTATTAAATAAAGAGCAATTAGAAAATGAATATTTTGACAGTAAACTAAGTAAAGAACAACAGGAAGTTAACGCTGTAAGAGGAAAATATTTTGATTTAATAGAACAGGCTAAACTATACGGAGATGACATAGCAGTATTAGAGGAAGCTCAACAAAGTAAAATAAATGAAATCAAACAAAGATACGCAGAAGAGGAAGAGGGTAGAGACCAGGACCTTAAAAACGTAAAGCTACAAATGACTATAGATAGCATAGGGGCTATAATGAAACTAAACAACTCTTTTGCTAAAGAAGACGAAAAAAGCCAAAAGAAAGCATTTGAAAGAAATAAAAAACTACAAATAGCACAAGCCTTAATACAAACCTATCAAGGGGTTAATGCTATTTTCGCTAGTGCTGCCGCTAATCCTAAAACTGTACTATTTCCAGCTCAACCTTTTATAGCTGCTAGTATAGCCTTAGCCTCTGGTCTAGCTAATGTTAATAACATAAGAAAACAAAAATTTCAAAGTAGTAGCCCCTCAACAGGATTAGAGGCTAACTTACCTAGCATCCCAACTGGAGGAGGTGGGGAAGCTCCAGTAATTGGACCAGCTAACACTAGCACACTAACAGGACAAGAACCGCAAAGAGTATTTGTAACTGAGACAGATATAACAAACACTCAAAACAACGTAGCTGTAATAGAGGGACAAAGTACATTTGGAAATTAAAAAATAAATATTATGAAAAATACAGAACTATTAGAATTAATTATTGACGAGGAAGACGAGTCTGGAGTGGATTTTATAGCACTAGTAGACAGCCCAGCCACTGAAAGTCTATGGCTATCTTTTGCTAAACAAAAATTTGAAGAGACTTTTAACGATTACCCAGAGTCAGCATCTAACAACGCAAAGAAAGCTATAGAATACAAAGAAGAGAATAATATAGACTGCGGCACTAGAGTAGGATGGACTAGGGCTAGACAATTAGCTAATAAAGAAAAGATAAGCTGGGAGACAATAGGTAGAATGGCTAGTTTTAAAAGACATCAACAGAATAAAGACGTTCCTTATAGTGAGGGCTGCGGAGGTATTATGTGGGATGCCTGGGGAGGTGCTACTGGTATTAATTGGGCTATTGATAAAATGAAAACTAAAGACAAATATAGACAGGAGTTTAAAATAGAAGACGAAGAGAAAAGAATAGTAAGCGGTTACTTTATGAAAGCGGACTTACCTATTATTAGACTTAATGACAATAACGAAAAGTATTATGTAGTCTTTAGGAGAGACACTATAGAGAAGATAGTAAACAAATTCTTTAAGAATGGTCTTAATGCTAATGTAAATTTAATGCACGATAACAACTTACAGGCTAAAGGTGTTTATGTAATAGAGTCATTAATAATAGATTCTAAGAGAGGTATCAAAGCTCCTAAAGGATTTGAAGACGCTCCGGATGGTAGCTGGTGGGGTTCTATGAGAGTAGAAAATGATGAGGTTTGGGCTATGGTTAAAGATGGTAGCTTTAGAGGTTTTAGCGTAGAAGGTATGTTTGGCCAGGCTAAGACTGTTAAATATCCAGTAACACTAATAAACAAAATAAGAGAAGTAGTAAAGAAATATAAAGAAAGAAAAAATAGTTAGTATAAAATTGTGATACTATCAAATATTTGTTATATATAATAGTATATAAAAATTTTTCATTATGAGTGAACTTAAAGAATTATTCAACGACATTAAAAGCATATTTAAAAGCGAAGGTGTAGAAGTTGAAAACGAATCTAAAGTGAATTCTGAAATTACTGAAAATTTTACTGAAGAAACCTCTGAAGAGACTACTGAAGAAACTAAAGAAAAGTTTGAAGACATAGTACTAGAAGACGGAACTGTAGCACAAATAGAGCCAGATGTCTCTTTAGGTGCTGCTGTAGTCGTAGAGGTTGACGGTGAGCTATTACCAGCTCCAGACGGTGATCATAAACTTAGTGATGGTAGAGTTATCTCTACTGAAGCTGGAGTTATTGTAGCTGTAGAGGAAGCTGAGGAAGAGCCAGTAATAGAAGAGGAAGCTGAAGAGGAAGAGGAAATGTCTACTCCTTTAACTGAAGCTCAAGAAAGAGAAGCTAAAAAAATCATTGAGTCTGTTGTAACTGAAAGAGTATTTTCTATGGAAGCTACTTTGTCAGAGGAAAACAAAGACCTTAAAAAAGAGATTAACACTCTTAGAGATTCTTTCGCTAAACTTTTAGAATTAACTGAAAAGTTAATCGAAGAGCCTGTTAATAATGCAGTCGTAAAAAGAAATTCAGCTTTTAAATCGCTGAAAAAAGAAAACAAAAAAGATATTATAGATATCTTAAAAAATAAAAATATAATAAACTAAAAATTAAAAATTATGAGTTTTGATGTAAGTGCGCTTCCAGCGTATACGGAACAAAATGCAATGGACTTAATTATTAAGTCAGTTGCTGGAGGAAGGTTAGCAAATTACGCTAACATTCAAGACGGTGTTAAAGGACCGACTACAATTAATATATTATCTTCAGACGTTGTCTTTCAGGCTGACGGATGTTCTAGGAGTGCTAGTGGTTCTACTACTTTAAGTCAAAGAACTATCACACCAGGTGCTGTAGCAATTCACGAAGATTTGTGTATGACTGACCTAGCTGCTAAATATACAGCTGTAATGTTAAAGCAAGGACTAACTAACGAGAAAGAAGAGATTCCTTTCGAAGAGTTATATTTTGCTGAGAAAGTTGGTAAGCTACAGAAAGCTATTGAAGTAGCTGACTGGCAAGGTGACACAACTAGTGGAACTGCTAACCTATCTAAGTATGACGGTTTAAATAAGATTATCGCTGCAGCTACTGCTGTGAATGGTAACCCTACCTCAATAGCACAAGCTACTGGAATTACAGCGGCTAATGTAATTGGAATCTTAACTGGAATGGCTGAATTAATGCCAGAGGACATTATGGACGCTGACGATTTGAAATTGTTTGTAGGTATGGATACTTTCTTAAAGTATCAAAAAGCTATTGCTGACGGTAACTACTTTCATTATGTAGTAGACGGAGATTTTTCTGGTGAACTTCCATTAATTGGATTCCCGAATGTTACTGTTTGTGCTACTCCAGGTCTTTCTGGTCTAGCTACTGGTAACTGTTATTTAATGAGAGCGTCTAACGTTTATATCGGTGTTGATTTACCAGGTGAAGAGGCGAACGATGTTAGAAGTTGGTATGATGACAATGACAGAATTTATAAGGTGACTATGGCTTTCAGAAGAGGTGTTAATGTAGCATTTCCTGACCAGGTAGTAGAATTCTTATTAGCATAAAATTAATGGGGGATTAATTTCCCCCTTTTAAATAATCGTTAGTTGAAATACTAACAAACAAAAATTAAATAGTTATGAGTTGTGTATTAGCAAGTGGAATGGCTAGAGATTGTAGTGACAGTCTAGGAGGTATTGAGGAAGTCTTAATATCTGAAAGAGACAATGTAACTGCTTTCACTCAGTCAGCACACGAGATAAGTGCTATTACTCAGTCAGGAGCAACTAATTTTTATCGTTACAATTTAAAGAAAGAGTCAGGGTCTTTAACCTCTACAGCAACTGTAGACCAGGCAGCTGGCACTTCTTTTTATGATAATGTTTTAGCGTTTACTATAAATAAGTTAACGGCTACTAAGACAAACGAAATAAAAATGTTAATGTTAGCTAGACTGGCTGTAATAGTAAAAGATAATAATGGTAAATATTGGGCTTTAGGTTTTGACCAGTTCGCTGAAGGTAGTTCTTTAGTGGCACAAACTGGCCAGGCTTATGGTGACCCTAATCAATACCAAATTGAGTTGACTGATAAATCTCAGTTGCCTTGTTATGAAGTTCAAGCCTCTGTTGTGGCTGGTTTAACGATTGCTTAATCGTTCTTTGTTGTATGAAAGAGGGGAGTAATATCCCCTTTTTTTTTAAATTTGTAATATGTTAAAGAAATCTTATATAGGAAAAACAATTCACACTAAAGGCTTTAAAGTTTTAGTATGTGAGGAAAATATAGAGTTATTAAAAAAGTTAGAAATAACTGAAGTATTTACAGAAAAGAAAAAAACAAAGAAGAGTGATAGTGATCAATAAGAATAGTAATAATAATTTTATAGCTACCTTATACGAGTTAAGTCAATTAAGTAACCCTTATTATTTATTTGAGTTTGAGAGTGACCAGACTAAAACTAAATATTATAATGTTATTGCTGACGTAAGTACTAATAAACCTAGATATAATGAGTTTAACTTATTAGAGGGGACTGATCCTTTCAATAATGAGTTTGAATTAGGCTCTCCGGGTTTTTATAATTACAGAGTATTTGAACAGGTTAGCAGTTCTAACTTAGACCCTACTGGCTTAAACGTAGTAGAAAAGGGCAAAATGAAATTAATAGACTCTACTTATGAGCCTTCATTCCAACAGCATACAGTTTCACCTACTACTAATGTAGTATATAATCCAGCACAATGAGTATAAAATTAATTCCTATAAATTTTGGCGGTTATGAATTACCAGAGTTCAAAGAGTCTAAAAAGGGCGACTGGTACGAATACGGAATAGATAGACCTTATAAAAATACTTATCCAGATTATTTAACTAAACTATATAATGAGTCTAGTAAACATAACCAAATTATTAATAGTAAAGTTAAGTTTATAGTTGGACAAGGTTTTGTAGTAGATGAGAAACTAACATTTTCAGAAAGAGCTTATGTAGACGGATTTCTTAGGATGCCTAACGAAGACGAGAACATAGACGAGCTAACGTCTAAACTAGCAAAAGATAAGAAAGTATACGGAGGCTTCAGCCTACAGGTTAGAATGTCTAAGAGTGGCAAAATAGCTGCTATTAATCATATTGATTTTTGTGACATTAGAGCTGGAGTAGATAATGGACTTTTTTATTATACAGATGACTGGTCATCTAGGAATCCACAAAATAACGAAGACTATAAAATATTACAGCAATTTCCTTACGATAACTCAGCTAAGCCAGATATAGACTACTTAATTTATTATAAGGAGTATAGACCAGACTTAGGAGTTTATCCGATGCCAGACTATACTAGTGCTATTCCTTACTTAGAGTCAGATGCTGAGATAGCTAATTTCACTTTACAAAATATTAAAAACAACCTCTCAGCTGGTTATGTTATTTCCTTTGCAAATGGTCAACCGACAGAGGAGGAAATGGCTAATATAGAGAGAAGATTTAAAGACTATGCTACTGGAGCTGATAACGCTGGTAAACCTTTGCTTTCATTTACTGACCAGAATTCTGATCACCCTCAGATACTACCTATACCAGTTAACGGACAAGATGAAAGATTCATAAACCTAAACAACCAAATAAGGGAAGAGATATTTACAGCTCACGGAATTACTAGCCCTCAATTATTTGGAATTAAAGAAGCTGGAGGGAGTGGCTTAGGTAACAACGCTGATGAGATTGCTGTAGCTAGTCAATTGTATCAAAATCTACAAATAGACCCAGAGCAAAAAGTATTTAATGAATTAATAAATTCAATACTTAATTTTAATGGTGTTAGTGGACATCCTGTAAGACTACAAAAAATAGAGCCTGTACAAAGATATTTTAGTGAGACAGCTATTTTAAATGTAATGACTCAAGACGAAATAAGAGAGAAAATAGGTCTACCAGCTTTACAACCAGAGCAAAAAGTAGAGTTAAAAAGTGATGAGGACGAAATTATATTTAATCAATTAGAGACTACTGGTATAGACGCTAACAGCTTAGAAGTATTAAAGACTTATCATAATCCTATCACTAACTTAAAAGATGCTAAGGAATTTGAAAATAAAATAATTAATGAGTCTTTTGCTATTACTAGTATATTAACAGAATTAGAAAAAAGTGTTTTATCTTTATTAATTAAAAATCCTAGTTTACCTATTACAGAGTTAGCTAGTGCTTTAAAAGTAGAGCAATCATTAATTAGTGAGGCAGTGTCTAACTTATTCGATGCTGGAGCTTTAGATAAAGATTTTAAACCAACTAAAGACGGTGAAGAGAGTATACAAAAACCAAAAGAAGAGACTTTTATAGTATATAAATATATAGAGAGACCAGACGCTCCTCCCTTAAAGACTCAGAGTAGACCTTTTTGTAGACGTTTAATGTTATTAGCTACTACTAGAAGATATACACTACAGCAACTAGAATTATTAACTAATGATTTTGGTCAGTCTGGAATAGATATTTTTACCAAAAGAGGTGGCTGGTATCACAATTATAAAACTAATAAAACTACTCCTTTTTGTAGACATATTTGGGAGCAGCAAATAGTAAGATTAAAAAAGTAAATTATGGCAGTTTTATTCATCTCAGAGCAATACGTAAAAAACACTACATTAATAGACGAGAATGTAGATGTAAGATTAATTCTACCTAGTATTAAAGACTGCCAGGAGTTAAGGATTCACCCTATTTTAGGGACTCCACTTTATGAAGACTTAAAGACTAAGATAACAGCTAGCACTTTAAACAGTGATGAAACTAACTTACTAGATAATTATTGCGCTCCTACTATGGCTCAGTGGGTTATGTATGAGTGTAGTACTTCTATGTTATTTAAATATAGAAATAAATCTGTAGCAACTAAGAACAGTGATAATAGCAACCCTATAGACTACCAGGACCTACAGTATTTAAGAGACGAATGGAAGAACAAAGCAGAGGAAAGAGAAGCTAGACTAATTAACTTTTTATGTGATAACGATAATTTATTCCCTAAATATAAAGAACACTCTGACGACTTAAACCCTAGAAAGACAGCTTTTCAAACTAGCTTTTATTTAGGTGGCGGGAATAGTTCTTATTGCTGGAGAGACGAACATAGAAATAGTCAAAAATGATTTTAACCTATAATCAAATATTAAAAGAGTTTGAGACGTTTGCTACTAATCATAAGCAAATACAGAATTTTGGTAATGGTGATCTATGGGAAATAGTAGAACATAACCAACTAGCAGACTTTAACTATCCGCTATTTTGGGTAGCTGACCAGCCAGCAACTTTAGGGGATGGTGTTTTTACCTGGAATTTTAATGTAATGGCTATGGACTTAGTTAATAAAGATGAGTCTAATGAGAATGACGTTAAGTCGGATATGTGCCAGGTCCTACTAGACGCTATAGCCTACTTTGAACAAAAAGTTTCTACTACAAATAATGTAGACTGGCTTAAAGTTAATTTAGTTAGGTCAGGAACTTTGACTAGTTTTACAGAAAGATTTGAGGACGAACTAACTGGCTGGGGAATGAATATAGGATTTAAGATCCCTTTTAGTTATGATAATTGTAACCTACCAATAAGTTAAAAGATGGGAGTAATATATAATAGAAATAGAAAAAAAGCCTTATTATTTATACCCTCTGGGGGTTTAGGCCCTAGTGTTAGTGCTGACTTTTCATATAGTAAAAGTAGTTTCAACCAGGCTGAAGCCGACCCAACACCAACAATAACAGGAACAGCTGGAGGTACATTTAATGCAGATGCTGGAGTAGTGTTTGTAGATACTGGAAGTTTTAACAGTTCAACTGGTCAAATAGATTTAAGTGCTACTACTATTGATAGTCATATTATCACTTACACTGTAGACGGAGTTCAAAGCGGTCAGACTGTAGGAGTGACGGCTGCTCCTTATAGTTCTACTCGTTCATTTTCTTTTGATGGGTTGAATGATTATTTTGACACTGGTTATTATTACGATGCGACTGTAACACCTAATTTATCTTTAAGCTTTTGGATAAATTCAACAGCGTCTGGAACTTTTTTATTCCCTCTAAGTATTACTACAGGAGCTGGAGCAAGTGGTTATCCAAATGCTATTGTAATGATTTGGAATAAAAAATTGTTAATACAAGATAGAACTGGATGGAATTTTGGAAGTGCTTTAATAAATGATGGTAATTGGCACAACATTATAGTTACTGCCGCATATAGTGGTAACACTACTGCTGGGACTAATTTGAATATGTATGTAGATGGTAATTTAACACCTGACATAAGCACTTCGACAATGAGTTCTAGCACAAATTCATATTTACAAGGAAATTTATTTTTAGGAAATTTTAATGGAGTTGATAAATATATGTCAAGTCAATTAGACGAAGTTTCAGTTTGGAATTCAGTTTTGAGCAGCGATGCAATAACAGAGATTTACAACAGTGGAGCACCTTCAGAATTAACAAGTTTAACAAATGCGAGTTCAAGTAATTTGAAAGCGTGGTATAAAATGGGAGAATAAATGAGTACAGAATTTTATAATAGAAATTGGAGAATGCCTAATTCATTTAATGGCAGTGAAGATAACAACTCAAAGTTTTCAAACTATTCTATGAGCTTTGATGGGAGTAGTGAGCATATAAGTGTATCAAGTGGAACTTCTTTTGACTTTGGTAGTAATCCATTTTCTTTTAGTGGTTGGATTAAAAGAGCTTCAATTGGGGATTCAACAAATGTTATAATTCATTTTCAAAAAAGCGGTTCAACTCCAACTTTTCAAATTAGGCAAAATGCAAGAAACATAAAAATAGATTTTAATGTTGGGGGGGTTTGGAGCTTTATTGAAACATCTACTAATCCAGTGGGTAACGACACAGATTGGCATCATTTAATAATTACTAAAGTTGGAACATCAATGAGTATTTATTTTGATGGGGTTTTACAAAAAACAGGTGCAGTAGTAGCTACTTTAGATTCTGGCAATGGCAGCACTTTAATCGGAGCAAGAGGAGGAAATACACAAAACTGGACGGGCAAAATAGACCACGTTGCAATCTTTGACTATGCGCTTACACAACCTCAAATAACAGCTTTATATGGTAGCTCAAGCACTGGTGTTGGGAATCCAATGGCTATTACAAATGGTAGAAAGCCAGTAGCATATTATCCTTTAGGAGATTATTCAGCTTATAATGGAACAGAATATTTAGTTCCTAATAGTGCTGTTAGTGATTATGTATTTGAGATTATACCGCAAGGAGATTATATCAACTGTGGGAAAGGAATTGGCAATAGTATTGGTGATAATTACACAGGTGGTTTAACTATCTCTGGTTGGATAAATCCAAACACTACCACAAGTGATGATGGAGTATTACAGTTCGGTAACTTTACAGGGTATGAAATGGCTTTAGTTCTTAATGCAAGTAAATTTATTTTTTATAATAATGGTCAGAAATTTGCAGTAAGTTACACAAACCCTAACAATGAATGGACAAATTTTGCTTTAACTTTTTTACCTTCTAGCTCTGTTTTTTATGTTAATGGTGTTGTTGCCGCCAACTGGACTTATACAGACTTAGATTTAAATAATTTAGATTTTATTATAGGTTCTTATTATAATGCGGGTTTCAACCTTACTGGAGAAGTGTCAAATTTTTCAGTATTTAACACAGCTTTACCAGCAACAGGAACAGAATCAGTAGCATCTTTATATAACTATGGAACACCTCCAGACATTAGCTCTTACAGTGGTTTACAAGGCTTTTGGAAGTTAGATGCTTCAGCTACTTTTGACGGCTCTAACTGGAGTATTCCAGACTCAAGTTCTAACTCAAACACAGGAACTTCAAGCGGAATGACTGCTGCTAACTTAGTACAATCTAATCTTAATATATTAAGTCCTTATAGTAGATATGCTTTGGATTTTGATGGAAGTAGTGATTATATAGATACATCACAAATTAATTTAGGTTCTACAAATAGCATTTCATTTTGGATTAATAGAACTTCAACAGCTGAAGGAACTTTATTTGGAGACCCCAATGGAACTACTAATTATGCTTTATATATATATGGTTCTGAAATTTATTTTAGGTTAGGAAATGGAGATGGAGGATTTTACAAAATTACCCCACTTATATCTAGTATTTTAAGTGATGGAAATTGGCATCACCATTGTTTATCAAGAGATTCTGGCACTATAAATTATTACATAGATAAAGTACTACAAACAAATGTTTCTAATACACTAAACACTTCTGCTGGTACTAACACAACTATAGAAAATATATTTGCCAAATCAAATGGTACATCACCTATTAGTGGAATCCTTTCAAATGTTTCTTTATGGAACGCATCTTTAACATCTGCACAAGTAACAGAAATTTATAATAATGGTTTGCCATCAAATCTCAAAAATCATTCAGCATATTCTAATCTTGTTAGCTGGTGGCAATTAGGTGAAAATATGAGTTATGATTCTAACGTGTGGACTGTAATTGATGAGAAAGGAACTAATAATGGAACAGGAGCAAATTTAGCACCAGCTGAGGATTCAATAGTAAATGGAGTTGGTACGTCTGGCAATGGTTTAAGTGATGGAATGGGAGGAGCTGATAATATAATAGGAGACGCTCCTTATAGTACGGCAAATGCAGTTAGTTATGGAATGGGAGTCGATGCAAAAAGCAATTCAGTTCCGAGTTAAAAATATTAAAAAATAAAAAAATGAGACAATACATAGTAATTAATTTAGAGAATACAGACAAAGTAATCTTTTCACAAGTTAATCAAAGCAGCGCACAAACAATGCGAAGGAATTTAGCCAATACTCAAGGTTTATTAAGCTACTCTGTAGAACCTTCATTTATTACAAATGGAAGTTTACCTATAGTAGGAAGTGTTATGAATCAAAGTGAGTGCTTAGAGTTAATGGCTAGTAGTGAGTGGAGCGAACCTATGCCAGAATGAGATTAATTAAAATTAAAAAAAAGAGAAAAGGAAGACATAGTAAAAATGCTTCTTTAAGTAAGAATAGTAAAAACTACAAAAAACCCTATGCAAAACAGGGACGCTAAAATATTATATAAAATGGAAGATCACAGTCTACTAATGGCCATAACTGCTCTAGTAGGGGGCTTAGGCTTAAAACAAATTTGGGATATTATCAAAAAGAAAATGGATATTAATGCCAATAAAGAAGCTAGGACAGACGGTTTTCAGATACAAGTAATAGAACAGCTTAAGGAAAAGATAGGGGACTTAGAGAAAAAAATAGACTCATTAATAACAGAAAACACTCACCTAAGAGAGAAGCTAGCTAGAATGGAAGAGAGGCTATTAATAAACGCAAAAAAAAAAGTCAATAGGCGAAATAATGAAGCTAAGTAAGAACCTATATTTATCTGAAGTTACTAAGTCTAGGACAGCTAAAAGACTAGGTATAAGCAACGAACCAACAAAAGAACATTTAGTTAATTTACAAATACTAGCAGAAAAGATATTCCAACCCCTTAGAGACTATTATGACTGTCCTATTTATATTAGTAGTGGTTATCGTTCAGAGTCTTTAAATAAGGCTATAGGTGGGAGTAGGTCATCTCAGCACTGTAAAGGTCAGGCTATTGACATAGACAGAGATGGTCATAGCTTACCTAACAACAGTCA